CTACTGATATACAAGTAATTTTAAGTAATTATAATTTAGTAAATAATGGCTACTAGCGATACTAATATAAAGCTATCTAACGTCATAGGTGCCCCGTTTAGCGATTATGTTTTGTTGCAACTCTATCAGAGAGCTGCCCATAATAGCACGCTTAATAGATCGAACGAAGATATCTTATTTTTAGCCAATAAAACATCATGGGCACGACTTGTATCTTCTGTTAATATTAGTAACGACGTACTTGGATTAGTTTATAGAGATTTAGGGGTAAATTACAGCACGCCAGATGGGTTAGCGAAGAACTGGATACTAGAAGCAGGTACCTCTAAACAAAAAGGAAACGGAATCGAACTAAGATCCGGGATTGGTCCAGATGGAGCATACGGATTAGGAGGAACACAAGAGTTAGGGTACAGGCCAATGCCTGGATTAACTTCAGTTCAAATAGAAACCACAGGACGTCTCGGATCTTTAAGACAAGCTACGATTCAATTTAAAGTTTGGAATATGGATCAGCTAGATGTAGTTGAAGCTTTATATTTTAGACTAGGTTATTCAATGCTACTGGAATGGGGACATACGCAGTATTTTGAAAATAATGGCGGATTTCAACGTAATGTCTATGGAATCGACGATCCGTTTAAGCCTCAAAAGAGAAAAGAACAAATACAGCAAGCTATTGCATTAAAGGCTCGAAATAGTTTCGGTAATTACGACGGTATGTTAGGTGTAGTGTCTAATTTTACGTGGGCTATGAATCAAGATGCAGGATATGATTGTACTGTTAAACTAGTAGGGTTAGGAGCCGTAATGGACTCTATGAGAATCAACCAAGCATATAAGCTCCCTAAAGGAACATTAAAGCAGTACTTAAAGAATAAAGATGCCTTAGCTCAAATAGAAGCAATACGAATTGCGCTACAAAAACAGCTCGACTTTATAAAAGCAAATCCGCCTGGCAGCGCTGTAAGCATTACCTTAGATCCTTTACCTAAAAGTCCCGAGCAGCTACAAGCACTCGCTGTTAAATACAACACCTATCCAGCTACTAACAACTTTAATGAGTTTTTACGAGACTACGGTATAGCAGTTTATAAAGACAAATCTCAATTTTCGTACTTTACTGTAGCAGGCACAGTAAAACCGGCAAACTACTCCTACTACGTTACTTTTAATAAAAACAAAGATCCGAACGTTGCAACTCAAGTAGCAGCAAAATACGAAGGCCTCTATCTTAACGTTCCTGGAATAGGATTTAGAGGTTTTAAAAATATAACTAAGTTTAAATTTGATACTGCTCTACTCAACAACGCTATAGCTAATTCTCTCACAGTACAGAATACACAGAGTCCCGATGTACAAAGAGATATAAACACGCAGAATACTCGTTTAGGACAGCAAGGTTTTAGTAGTAACATAGCTAATTACTTTAGCTTAAAGACAAGCACTATAGAGGCCACTACTGCAGCAGGAGCGTTTCTTGCAGCAGCTAATCCTATAGTCGGTAACTTTTTAGGTTTTTTTGGTGTAGGAAAAGAAAATGTAGACATAGCGCTTAGTGATCCGCTTCCTCAAGGGAAAGCAACTGTAATATATGCATTTTCTGTTGCAGGAAAACCGCAAGGCGGTTCGAACTCTTTTACTACGATAGAAGCTTCTTATAATGAAGTTAGCTTCAGACCTACACGAACACAGGTACTAAATGAATTGCAGACTTGGATAAATTCAGGAGGAGAACTATCTAACGTAACCTATACAGAAGGGAACGGCAAGGAATTCAAAATCTCCGGCACCTTTACTAGCACCGTTACAGCTACATATAATGGAGGCGATTCTAACAAAGCAACCGCTACAGCAGTAAATCCAGGATCCAACGGAGACAAAAGTCTCAAAGACGTACCTATTACTTTTAAGGTAACTACTGATAATCCAGGCTTCTTAAAAGAGGTGACAGCCGGTGAAGCAATAGGCGAACCTATTAAAACTCCAGCAACATCTGCTAATACTGGAGATACAGGTGGAACTGTAAATAAAACTAATACTGAGCAAGAAGAAACTGCTACCGGATTTTCATCAGCACTACAGGCTATGCTAGTTACTATACAGGCATCTGCACAGGTAGCAAGAGGTAGAAGTAATGAAAACTATCAGTCGGTAGATATAAAGGAAGCGACAAGTAAGTTTTTTCAAGAAGGTATCATGAACGGAATCCTAGATGAAAAAGGTATTCCTAATAAAATACCTAATCCTTCTACGTCGGAGTTTAACTTAGTACAGTATGCAGCTAAAGGATTTAACGGACAGTTAATGATTGATCCTACTCTATACAATAACATACCTCCAGTACAGTTTGATAAACTCTGTACAGCTTTTATAGTAGCTTATAATCAAGGAGGATCAGATGCTGAAGCCACTAAGCTACGAGCACCAGTATATATTTCACTTGGATATTTGTTAGCTTTCTTAAACAATATGTGCTTAATTTATGATTCACCTGAATCCAAAATACCAACTAATAACAACCCAGCTACTGGCACTCCAAAACGTCCGTACGTCTATATAGATTTTAATCCAGAGACTAATTTTTGCCTAACCTCTCCACAGCAGTTATCTGTTGATCCTACTGTTTGCCTAATTGATGTTCAATCAGATTTAACTCAATACCAGGCTATCTTTCCTGAAGATATAGTAAAGAGCTGGAGTGTTAAAAAAGACGCAAAACCTTTTTTTGATCCCGGAAGTGGAATTAATGTAATTTCAAACAAGCTCAAGGAGATAGGTTTTCCTTTCAAAGGAGATAATGCTTATCAAGGTAAGATAATGAACGTAATGTTAAACGTTGATTACTTACTCGGACAAATAGTAAGCTTTACAGGATCAGACCCTGAACATGCTGTTAGATTAGAGCCTTTCTTGAAAAAAATCTTAACAGATGTTAATAAAGCATTAGGAAATACTAATAGCTTTAGAGTAGCTTATAGAGACGATTCAAATACTATACAGATTCAAGACGACCAGTGGGTACCGAGCTTAGTAGAGGAGTCTAACATACTACAAGCAAGTGTATATAACTCTAAATTAACCGAAGGAAACCAAGCAAAACTTTCAGGACTAATACCCATCTCTAGCGATCCAAAAGAACTACCGGTAGCAGGACAGCTAAGTTTAGCTAGACAGTTTCAGCTAAGATCTGTTATGTCTACTAAGATGGCAAGTATGATAGCAATATCTGCTCAAGCAGCAACAGGATCAGTTAACGCGACAGACCACTCTTCACTTAGCTACTTAAATTCTAATTTTGAAGATAGATATAAGCCTTATATACAAGACGCTACTAACGGTAATGCAGGTTCAAATGTTAATACTAAAAATAACGAATTAAGTAACGACGAAAAAGCAGCTCAAATGTTTAATTGGCACGTTACTACTGTATACTCTAACCTTCTACTTAATCCGGAGATAATTGACCTCGCTAAAAACTACTACATTGAAAGAATGTCTAAAGTTAAATCAGGGGATCCAATAGTATCTGCAGCGCCTTTTATTCCCGCTGAATTAGAAATGACTCTAGACGGTATTAGCGGGATCATAATGGGTAACGCCTTTACCGTACCGCAAAATAGACTGCCTTTATCTCTAAGAGGTAAAAACGGTCTTGCAAAGATAGCTTTTATTGTTACTGGTCTTACTCATACAATTCAAAATAACGAATGGCTAACTAAGATAAAAGGTCAAATGATTAAATTGAGAGAAAAAGCTGAGATACCAAAAGCTGCAGACATTATAGGAAAATTAATTTCCTACGATACTGTACCTCTAGGTAGTGGAGGCGGAGGTAACTTAAGAGGAAACGCCCTATACAATGATCAAGCGTTTAGAGCTAAACTAAAAACTATTACTGATAAATACGACATAAGCGATGAAGACCTACTTAAGGTAATGAATTCAGAAAGCGGTCTAAATCCAGCTAAATCCTTATACCTATATTACCCTGAAAAGGATAGAGCTACGTACAGAGCATTAAACCAGCCTGCACAAGGGTATAGGTTATTTGCAACCGGACTAATACAGTTTACTCGTATCACTGAAACGTCTCTAGGTAAAACTTTAGAGGAAATACAAGCAATGTCTGCAATAGACCAGTTAGACGTAGTTGATAAGTTCTTAAGCTCTTACAAACGAGACATTAAAGGAGGCAGCATATATGTACTCTACGGTGCTATATTCTACCCAGCAGCTTTGTCTGCTATAAAAGCAAATAACGATGATTATATAATAGGATCTGATAGAGGTACAACATATGCCCTTGCTGTATCTAGAGACAATCCTTCAATAGCGAAAGAGAGCAACAAGAAACCGGGGGTAGATACGATAACTATAGGAGATTTTAAACGATTCGTAAAGTCAAAATTATAGATTATGCCACTAAAGTATTTTCCTTTAACTCGAATAAAAACAAACTTATACACAAGAGGAAATGAGTTTGTTACTCCTGATGGAGAACCGTACGGCGGAAGATATTACGAAACCTATAACAATAAAGCTTTTACCGGAATAGATCCGGTATTAGGAGAGAGCATACCTTTATTTCGCAAAACAGCCCCAAGGGGAAATAGCCAAATAGGAGGCGCTAATTCAGCTTTTGCAAACGATTATGTAGCACTTAATTTAGTAAAACAAGCAACTGACTCTCCTTCTATCGATGCACAATTAACTTCCCTTGCTCCGTACTACCCTATACCTTTAGATTCTGATTATGCACGAGGTTATTTTACAAGGTACTTTGCTAAGAACGTAAGCGGTCCTGGCTATGTAATTGAAATATCACAGCTTGATTGGACTAAGATACAGAACGGTAATGTTAGTAATACAGTATTGGGGTATGAGACTATGGATATGCTTTGGCAATTAACCGGACCGTTAAATGATACGAGAATCTCCCAATACCAGATTAAAGGAGGAGTTTTCAGTACAAACAAACGCGTAACTGAAGCTAAACAAAAAAGCTTTAGAGGTATTATAGAATTTATTGGAGGAGATTATGTTAAATTTGCGCGTATAACCCCGTAAAAGTTGCTTCTTTAAAAAAAGTTACTTATTTTACTCTAAATAAAAGTTATGTATTTCATTATTGAGACAGCAGAGCAGCTTTCACAGCTACCTAGACCAGAAAAATGCTTTATCGAGTTAATGTCGATGTCCGAACATACTCATCCTGCTTTAACTACACCGTGCGTCTTATATTATAATGATTTTGAGAAAGGATATATTATTCCAATTAACCATTCAGAAGCCTTTTCCCTTCCTATTGATCAAATTCAGACCTTTTTAAAAGGTATTCCTAAAGTCTACCTATTAGATAAGAAGTGGCATTCTTATTACCTAGACTTACCTAATTCAATCGACTTATACTTCACTGTCTTAGATGTAGAAGGTAAAATACAGGATTTTAATTGCTATACTCCGGTACATTTAGACTTCTACGAAAAGCTAAAATACTCCCCGCAAGTAAATACTCTTATTCCAATCTCAAAACATTATGAAAGGTGTGAATGTATGTTTGAGATGGTTAAAGACTACGTAGGAAGAGAGTTAAATGCCGAATGGCAGAGCAAATATACAGAGGTATATAAATGGGTAGAAGAGCAGGGAATCTTAGTAGATGAAAAGCTCTTTGATAAGTACTTTGAAACTCCTTGGAAGGGTAGATCTCTAAGGGATAGTAGGGTTTATTCAAGTTATAACCTATATAACATTACTTCACGTCCTACTAATGCATTTAATAGCATAAACTTTCTCGCTTTTAATAAAGAGAACGGTTCTAGAACAGCTTTTATACCAGAAAACGATGCTTTTGTAGAGTTTGACTTCGACGGATACCACATAAGGTTGATTGCCGATGCAATGCATACTGATATTCCGCAGAATCAATCAATTCATGAGTACTTAGGTAAACAATACTTTAAAAAAGACGAATTAACGTCCGATGAATATCAAGAAGCTAAGAAAATTACCTTTAGGCAGATGTATAACGGAGTAGAAGATGAATATATGCACATTGAATTCTTTGAAGACGTATACCATACAGTAAGAGCTATGTGGACTTTCTATACAAATAATGGTTTTTTAGAGTTACCGAACGGTAGAAAACTTATTCAAGAAAATGCTAATCCTCAAAAGCTTTTTAACTACTATATTCAGTGTTTGGAGACAGTAAATAACGTTAAAAAACTAGATAAGCTAAAAAACTATCTTCAAGATAAACAAAGCAAAGTACTCTTAGTTGTATATGATTCAATACTAATCGATTATGCAGTATCAGACGGAAAAGGTACACTATCTCATATTAAAGATATATTAGAAGAGGACGGATATAAAGTAAAAGCTAAAAAAAGCAACAACTATAACTTTTAACACTAAGAACGAACTATTTATTATGGAATTTATACAGTTAACACAAGATCAATTGAAGAATAAGTTATTTTGCACATTCTCTCCTAAAGACAAGTTGGAAGAAGTTTTAGATACGATTAAATCCGAATATGTAATTATGTACGGAAAGATATTCGTATTGGAATCCGAAGATTCTGACGAGTTTTTGTGCACTTACAATATTGAAGTTCAAAGTACTAGTACGAGAGTACTTCCAAATACGATACTTTTACATAGAAAGAAGGAAACTAATACGTTGTATACGATTAATAGCTTGAACCTTCTAATTAAATCCCTAAACGAGGGAATCTTAGACACGTCCTTTAGAGTAGAATGGCAGAATTACAGAAATACTGTACTTTTAACTCAAGGCGATGATCTTAGAAAACTTTCTACAAAAATCCACAAAATAGTTAACTTATAAGTTGCTAGTTCGGATTTTTCTACTTACATTTCCTTATAAAGTAAATTTTAAACTAAAACAATAAGTTATGGCAATGGACCTATCTGCGATTAAGTCGAAACTTAACTCGTTACAGAACCAAAAGTCAGGCGGTCAAAAAAGAGACATGTCCTTGATTTTATGGAAGCCTACTGTGGGTAAGCACAGCGTTCGTATCGTTCCTGCAACATGGGACAGATCAAATCCTTTTAAGGAAGTACTAGTACATTACGGTATTGGTAACCGTACTATGATTTCATTAGTTAACTTCGGTGAAAAAGATCCAATTGTTGAGTTTGCTAAGCAATTAGCTACAGCAGGGGATAAAGAAAACTGGGTTATGTCTAAGAAATTAGAACCAAAGATGCGTGTATTCGCTCCTGTCATCGTTAGAGGTGAAGAAGAGAAGGGTGTACGTTTATGGGAGTTCGGTAAGCAAATTTATGCTGAATTATTATCATTAGCTGACGATCCTGATGTAGGAGATTACACAGACGTAATTGAAGGTCGTGATATTACGATCGAAACTACTGATGCAGCTGCTAACGGTACTGGTTATAACCAATCTAAAGTACGTGTTCGTACTAAAACAACTCCTTTATCAGAGGATGCAGCAGAAGTAGAAAAGTGGTTAAATACTCAACCAGAGGTATTCACTATCTTTAAGAAATATTCTTATGATGAGATGAAAGAATCTTTGTTAAGTTGGTTACACCCTGAAGCAGCTACTGACGAACCAGCTACTCCTGCAGCACCTGTAGTAGAAGCACCAGCTCCTGCTAATAAACCAGCATCGTTTGCTTTAAACGCTAAACCTAAAGCAAGCATTGACGACGAGTTTGACGAATTATTTAAATAAACAATTACATGGCAAAAGGA